TTTTTTTGTTTTTTTTATTTTGATTTTTTAGTTGTTGTTGGTACTACCACTTCTTCTGCATAATATGCATCGATAGTTTCGCATACTGCATTTAAGTCATTTGGAATAAGAGTGTCGTCAAACATTCCCATAGGAGATTTAGCAGGATACATACGAAAACGGTTAGTTACAAAATTGTAAGTAGGATTACCGTCTTTGTCTTCGTCTACATGAGTATAGAGACAGATAGTAAATAAACCTTCTAGTACAATTTGGTTGTCTAGCATTTTTCCAATTGTTTTGATTTTCTGACCTACGATCTTACCTTCGTCTTCCACAGTCTCTGAATGAGATAGATAAAATACTTTTAAGTCAGACCTTAGTCTACGAGCTGTAGTTAACATAGTTGTTACATCTTGAGCTAATAGAGAAAACTTTGTAAAGCCTGTCTCTGTTGCTTTCTTTACCATACCAAAAGCCATAGAATAGATAGCATCATCCATTACAATGTTTTTGATTTGAGGAGCACCTGTACTGATTTGAGTTAACAAAGTAGTAATTTGCTTGATGTCATCTACCTCGAAATAATTCTTCTTTTCTGCTGTGTAGAGTTTGTCTGCACCTCTGAATGGAAGTTCTTTACGAGCTACATTAATGATGAATGTTTCATCAGGGTTAAGCGTCCTAATTGACGTTGACTTCCCAGTTCCCGAAGGACCTACGATGGCGATTAATTTACTTGACATATTTCTTTTTTTTAATTTGTTTCTTTTTCAATTGTTAGTTTCCATCCATAATTAAGCATGAACATAGCTATTTGTCTTTCTCTGAAGTACTTGGTTTTAGAAAATCCTAAATCTCTATTGATTTCAGGATCTTTGTTTGTCGTTAGCCAATTTTCAAAATCTATTTCTTCATCTCTTGTCCATGTATGTTTGTAAAACCATTTCTCTTCTTGGAAATTCATGGAGTCATAATCTGCTCCAACTCTATTACACATTTCTTTCAGAACTTTTACTAGTCCTGGGCCATAATTTTCTTTACTCAATCTTGTTCCTTTCTTATTTTAGTGCTCTAAATCTCTCATAATGATTCCCAGTGAGCATTTCCTGAGGTGCAGGTAGTTCCATAAATTCTCCATTAGCTCCGTTAAAATATAGTCCGATACTAGAATTCTCAAGTCCAAAATCACGGTCTTTGAGAAACTTAAGCGATCTATAAGTTTGACCTAATAAAGAGATGTCATACCCATTATGAGTTGGTATATCATACCTTGAAGGATTAAATAATCCTATTACAGTACGATAGTCTTGCTGTACACCCTTGTTAAGGTGTAATTCTTCTAGTGAAGGCTCTAATTTTTCTTCAATTAGTCCTCCCTTAGAAGTAAATGTTTGTTTTTCTGACGTAGGTGTCTGCTGATGTACGATGACGTTGACCATGTTAAATCGCTTAGAAAAGATTTCCAAGACATAATCTTTAATCATAAAGTCAAAAGTTTGATAAGAAGTCATTCTAGATTTAGTATCAGGAGACATCTCATTTGATACTAAACTAATATGGTCTAGTACAAAAAATACCCATCTGTCTTCATCTTTATATTTATAGCCTGTAATTATCTTACGACCATCTTCTATATCCTTGTAAATGTATTCGCCTATTTCAGGATTTTCGAAGTATGCTTTAACATGTTTGGCCATACCTGTAGCATTACGTACATAATCGACAACTTCTACAATCTGTTGTAAGCGACCTATAAACTCTTCTGCTTCTCTGATTTTAGCCATTAAAGCACTATCAATCACAAACTTACCTACTGATTTTAACTGCACAACACTAACAGTTATTCGGTATTTTTCATATAAATAATAAGAAATAAATGATAACCAAAAATCTGTCTCACTCTCCTCTAATGCAAAATAAAATACTTTTGCTTTAATAGAAGTGCCAAAAGTTTGCTTATAAACATTCAAAACAGTTAGGTATTTACAAAGCTTTGTTTTACCTGTACCTGAGTTTGAAGTCAAGCAAGTAATAGAACCTTTTGTAAAACCTCCATAAACCTCCGCTAAGCGATTAAATGGTGGAGGAATAGAAGTTATACCTCCTTCTGCTTTAATGCGTCTATTACGCTCTATTTGGTTTATTACGTGTTGAAATTTATTCATCTTTGTTTAGTTAAAGTACTCTATGACTAGAGTACGTTGTTCCTCCGTCTTTACCTTCTTCACACCATTTAGCTAAATCGCTTTGGTCTACTCCATCTACTTTTTTATAAACAAAGTATCCACATTCTCTAATGTATTGTAGAGAGCCTGTTTTTCTTAGATTATTAATGTAGAGGTCAGTAGCCAAAAGAACATTAGCCATAGTATATTCAGGATATTCTTTGAAGAATTTAAGTAATTTTCTAAGTACATTATTCTTTTCAGTAGTTTTACCTGCTAAGCCAATATTTTGCTTACCAAACTTATCAATAAACTCTTTAAGTTGATTAGGCTCTAATAAAAAAGGTACTTTCTTCTCTTCTACGGGGGTAATTACAGCAGATTGTAATTTACCTATAACTGCAGTAGGCCCTAATAAGTCTTTAATCTTGTCTGTCCATATATAACTGGTTTGACTGTGTTTTAAGTAACCTTGATCAATCCACTTTTGAAGGAGACCTTCTTGTTGGCAGATTGACCATAGTACTTCGTAAAATGTTTTTTTCATACTTTTATATTTATAGTAAATAAGCGTAATAAATTTTAGAGGGAAACAAATTTACTAAGTTTCCCCCTATTTTACAAATAAATTTAATTAAAATAATGTTAAATAACTCCAAATCTTTCTCCTTCTCCATACATAGCATCATAGTCTTCAGGAGGTATATTAAACGTAGAAAAACAATCGGTACAAGAAGTATTAATTAGTAAGAAGTTGTCAGGAAGAATTTCATTTCTACAACAAGGACAAACTCCATCTAATATCATATCATCTATTGTTCCTTGATTAGGAAGACCAGAACTTATATACACATCATCACATTTATAATGTCTTAGTTCTAGTCGTTTTTCTGTTTCAATATACTGAGGATACATTTCCATATACCACTCATCAGCTACATCATAGTCTATTTCTTCTTCTACGTTAGTATCAGTTGCTATAGGAACATTGAAAGAACTATGTTTTTGAGATAATTCACTAGATTTCGCTTCTTTTGGATGCGATTCTTTTGACGTGTTTTCCCAGTACGATTGCCCATACCTCGATGAGTAATAATCATCGTAGATGTCATCTTCCCATATGTTGATTTGCCTGGCAGATGTAGGTACTGGAGCTTTGTAAACTGGAGCAACATATGTATGTTCCCACTTTACTCCTCCTAGTCCTACCAGTAGGTCATAAACGTAATTAACTGCATTTTTGTAATGTTTTCTGCTAATAACTTCTTTGTCGCTATGTTCGTTAACATATCCAATCAGGGTTGTTATCCTAAGGACTCTTTATTCCTTAGTTCTTATACTTCTTTTTCGTATAAGCTCAGACTATATCATCATCTTAGGTTAATTACTTGGTAGTAAAACTAAGATGTTCTGCGCTCGTGGATATTTTTTCTTCAGCACCATCTGTTAAGAATACTTTATCTAGTCGTTACACCTTTACAATATTTCTACTGCACTTGGCTCGGGATTGGGAATCTCACCTTTCCCCGAATTCACAGAATTTGCTAATGTAGATTGCTCTACATAGGTCCTATATTCTTCAAATTTTATCTTTTTTCTCTCTAAACAAATAAAACTGCTATTTATAAAATTATAAAAGTCTAACACAGACTTTGTTCTAATTTTTAAATAGTGCATATTAGCATTTAAACTTAAAAAACAATCTATATTTTTTGGCAAATAACTTTTTATAAACTCTAAAATTGTAATTTCATTGCTGCAAATATAACAGATAGGGTTTAAAACTCCTGAAGATCTTTTATAAACTCCTATACACCCATCACCGTCAAAATATCCTCTGATAAAATCAGAAATATAATTTGTCGGAATTTTAGAAACGTCAATTCCTACATGAGATTTATTAGGATTAATTCCTAAATCTATTAGAGAGGTTACAAAATCTCTGCTATAC